CACAAATAGTCGCTTCAGCGAAGCGAAGTGTAAAACCTGGTCGCCGAACCGTGAGACTCACCCCTACTCAGGTTGCTATCGCTAAAAAATTAGGAGTGCCATTAGAAGAGTATGCGAAACAATTAAAAATCACGAAGGAGGTTTAAGCATATGAGTGAAGATAAAAATATTAAGACCCCACGTGCGAGCCAGTCTAGAGCTAGAGATACTAGACCAAAGACTTGGACTCCACCATCATCTTTAGATGCACCACCTGCGCCCGACGGATTTAGGCACAGATGGATACGAACTGAAGTTTTAGGTTTCGACGATACCAAAAACATGTCAGGTAAAATGAGATCCGGATGGGAATTGGTTAGAGCCGATGAATATCCAGACTCAGAGTATCCACAACTAAAAGACGGAAAATACGCAGGAGTGATCGGAGTTGGCGGCCTTGTGCTGGCAAGGATACCTGAAGAGATCGCAAAATCTCGAGAAGCGTACTTCAACAGAATGACGCAAGAACGAGATCAAGCAGTAGACAACGATCTTATGAAGGAACAGCACTCAAGTATGCCTATCAATGCTGATAGGCAAAGTCGTGTAACTTTTGGTGGGACTAAAAAGTAATTTTTTAGAGATACCAACAGACGCGATAAAGTAAAAACTAAAACTAAGGAGTAAATAACATGGCTAACAAAGACGCTGCTTTTGGTTTAAAACCAATAGGCAAAGTTGGTCAGAATAAAGACAACCAAGGTTTAAGTGAATACTCTATTGCTGCAAGTACAACTGACGCAATATATCAAAATGACCCTGTCAAAGTAACTGACAACGGTACAATTGATGTGGCAGGAACTACTGGATCAATTTTGGGTTCATTAAACGGTGTGTTTTATACTGACTCATCGACAAGCAAACCGACTTGGGCTAATCACTTAGAAACTTCTAACGCTGCAACAGACATCGTTGGTTTCGTATCTGATGACCCATATGAAAGGTTTGAAATACAATCAGAAGGTACTTTACCTAAAGTAAATATCTTCGCTAACGCAAACACTGTATACACTGCAGGTGATTCAGCAAACTATGTTTCTAAAGTAGAGATTTCTGCTACTACAGGAACAACTGCTGCATCTCAGTTGAGAATTGTTGGAGTTTCTAAAGACCCTGACAACAGTGAGTTATTAAATGCAACAACTTACGCAACAAACGTAAACGTTATTGCTATGATTAATAACCATGCGTTAAAAACTACAACAGGCGTATAATAGAGGAGGATAATTATGGCGATAAGTAGAGGACAATTAGTCAAAGAACTCGAGCCGGGTTTGAACGCTCTATTCGGCTTGGAGTATAAACGATATGAAAATCAGCATGCTGAGATTTTCGACAGCGAAAATTCAGACAGAGCTTTTGAAGAAGAAGTGATGTTATCTGGATTTGCAAATGCACAAGTTAAACCAGAAGGTTCAGGTGTGACATTTGACAACGCTCAAGAAACTTTCACTGCTAGATATACGCACGAGACAATTGCTCTTGCATTCTCAATCACTGAAGAAGCGATTGAAGATAACTTGTATGACAGACTTGCGTCTAGATATACAAAAGCATTAGCAAGATCTATGGCGAACACTAAACAGGTAAAAGCTGCTAACGTATTAAACAATGCGTTTTCAACTTCTTATGCTGGTGGTGATGGTTCCCCATTATTAGATCAGTCTCACCCAACAATTGCAGGTTCGTTCAGAAACGAATTAGCAACTGCTGCGGATTTAAACGAAACTTCATTAGAACAGTCGTTAATTGATATTGCGGCTTTCACTGATGAAAGAGGTTTAAAAATCGCTGCAAGAGGTATGAAGTTAATCATCCCTTCTGAGTTGCAATTCACTGCTGAAAGACTGATGAAGTCTCAAGGTAGAACTGGAACTGCTGACAACGATATCAACGCAGTAGTATCTATGGGAATGGTTCCACAAGGTTATGTGGTTAACAATTACCTAACTGATACTGACGCGTTCTTTATCAAAACAGATGTACCTAATGGTATGAAAATGTTTGTCAGAAGCCCAATCAAAACTGCAATGGAAGGTGACTTCGACACTGGAAACGTAAGATACAAAGCTAGAGAAAGATACAGCTTCGGCGTATCTGACTTCAGAGGTATCTTT